TTTGCGGACGGAGAGAGTGATGAGGGAGGAGATGGCGTCCTGGATGGAGCGATGGTGAGAGGAGCAGAGGGATTTGAAGGCTACGAGGAGTTCGTTGGGGATGCGGGTGGCGAGGGTTTTCATGCTAGCATTATGTGCTAGCAAGCTAGCAATTGCGAGGGGAGTGGTGGTGTGCTAGCGAGTGAGAAGGCGAAGCTGGTGGAGTATGTGGGGGAGTTTGGGGAGGAGGCTGGTGTTGAGCATTTCATGAGGTGGAAGTGTCTGACGGATTTGTATTATTTGGGGAGTGAGGTATTGGGGTGGGGAGAGGCGAGGAGGGGGAAGGGGAGGAACAATCGGTTATTGGACTCGAAGTTTCACCGGTGGATGTGTCGGGAGTTGGACAGGGAAGATGATGTGTTGGTGATAGTGGCGAGGGGGAGTTTGAAGAGTGCGTGGATCAAGCTGAAGATAGTGCAGGAGATTTTGCGAGATCCGATGGTGCGGGTGGGGTTTTACTCGATTACGCAGAAGTTTGTTGAGTCGCAGTTGCGGACGATTAAGCGGTGGTTGCAGACGCCGTTGTTGATGAGGTTGTTTCCGGATGTGATCGGGAATCCTGATGAGTGGGCGCCGAACACGTTGAATCAGTTGTCGATGGTTCGGCCGAAGGATGGACCGCAAGAGAGTCAGGTGGAGGTATTTGGGGTAGGGAACACGGTGACGGGGCGGCATTTTGACCGGCATGTGTTTGATGATTTGGTGGACAAGGATACTGTGCGGACGGTTGAGTTGATAGAGAAGACGAGGGAGTGGTTTTCGGGGGTGCAGCCGGTGTTGGAGCCGGGTGGCAGGAATCTGATGATTGGTACTCCGTATCACTATTCGGATTTGTACCACACGGTGCAGGAGGAAGAGATATTTGATCGGGTGGTGGTTCGTCCGATCAAGGAGAACGGGAAGTTTATCTACCGGTGGTGGACGGAGGCGAAGTTCAAGAAAGCGACGCGGGGGATGACCTCGTATGACATACAGAGTCAGTATTTCTGCAATCCGATGCCGGTGGAGGACATGGCGTTTCCGCCTCCGCAGCCGACCTATGATGTGCTACCGGAGGGAGAGTATTCGTGGTACATCGCGGTTGACCCGGCGGCTACTACGCGGTCGTATTCGGATGAGACGGCGATCGTGATAGCGGCGGTGACGAAGGATGGTCGGGTGTACATTGAGCAGGCGTTTCACGGTAAGTGGCCTGGGAATGAGACGGCCAAGCGGGTGATTGAGTTGGCTGTTCGGTATGAGCCGCGGAAGGTGGGGATCGAGTACGGGTTGCAGGAGCATTTGAAGTACATCATCGACAACGAGAAATCCAAGTACGAAGAGGTTACTGGTAAGCGGGTGCCGTTGTACGTGGAGCCGATCAGGATTAAGGCGCAGCAGTCGAAGTTCGACCGGGTGAATTGGACGCTTGGGGCGTTTGTTCGGGAGGGGCAGGTCAAGATTCACCGGGGGTGCGCGGACTTGATTGCGCAGATGGACCGGTTTACGAAGAACTACACGGGGCGGGATGATATCGTGGATGCGGCGTCGATGATATTCCAGTTGGTGGAGATTTTCTCGTTCAAGAACTACACGAAAGAGGAGGTTGAGTGGAAGCCGAAGGATTATTTCATGTTCGATGAGATGTTCAGGAAGGTGAAGAACGAAGCGTGGGAACGGAGGTTTGTGAAATGAAGTACGGCGAGAAGAAGCCCGAGGTCGGGAAATCGGTGAAGGTGGTTCGGGAGAACGGAGAGGTGCTGAAGAAGGCTCGTCGTGACATTGACGACGAAGAGCATGTGGTGTGGTCGTTTCCGGGAGGGTCGTATCCGGCCGGCGGTGGGGATGAGTGGGAATATGAGCGACCTGTTCGATGATTGGAGGACACCAAAGATGAAGCGTTGCGTGCGGTGTCACATGCCCGATACCCGACCGGGGTCGCGGTTTGTGGCTGGGGTGTGTGGGGCGTGCAGGAACTTCGACAAGAGGGCGGAGATCGACTGGGAGGCTCGTGAAGCTCTGCTGGACGAGATTCTCGACGGGTACCATGGGTCGGGTCAGTACGACGTGTTGTGTCCGGTGTCGGGGGGAAAGGATTCGCACCGGATTGTGCATGAGATGGTAAACAGGGGGATGCGGCCTCTTCTGCTGACGGTGACCGACTCATTCACTCACACGCAGGCGGGCACGCACAACCTTCGGAACCTGATCACGAAGTTCAATCTGAACCACCTCACCTACACGATCAGCCATGACCTTTTTGTGAGGGCGACGAGACACGCCTTCGAGAAGACCGGAGAAGCGTTGAAGTTCGTGGAGTACGCGATCTACACGATTCCCTACAAGATTGCGCAGGCGATGGGGATAGGGCTTGTGACCTTTGGGGAGAACTCGGCCTATGAGTACGGGTCGGTGGAAGAGAACTCTTCGGAGGCCACCCCGGTGATTCACGCGATGATCGACGCGATGGTGGGTCAGATCCCGTTCTGGCATGAGGGGGGGATTTCGGGGGATGAGGTGTTGTCCTTGACGGCGCCGAAGCTTGAGACGCCGAGGGTGATCTACATGAGCTACTTCTTCCCGTGGTCGAGCATGGACAACCTCGCGATTGCCCGCCGGTACGGGTTCAAGGACTTGTCGGGTGAGTGGAAAAGAGATGGGACGATCGAGGATTTCGAGCAGATCGATTCGATGGCGTACATGGTCCATCTGTGGCTGAAGTACCCGAAGTTCGGGTTTCAGCGGGTCAGCGACATCGCTTCCCGAAGGGTACGGGAAGGGTATCTGACCTTGGACGAAGCAAAGAAAAGAATCGCCGACTACGATTCGCGGCTTGACCGCAAGGCGCTGAAGGACTTCTGCCAGACTCTTGGGTACACGGAGGCGGAGTTCTGGAGGATCGTGTACACCTCCGGATGGGCGACCCACGAGCAGAGGCGGGGGGTGGACGGTAATGGCTGATGTTGCGTACATGATCGACACATGGAAGGGGCAGTTCGGAGACGAGTACACCGACCGATGGAACACGGTGCCGGATCGTGGGAAGTGGTGGGCTCAGGTGCTTCCTCCTGAGGTAAAGAGCGTCTTCGAGATCGGGTGTAACGTCGGGGCAAACCTGTTGCACATTCGAGACACGGGAAGAGCGGTATCCGGGTGCGACCTGAACCATTCGGCGGTGGTGAGGGCGAAGGCCCGGGGGCTTGATGTTTTCGAGGCCGACGGATTGCGTGTCGATGCCGTCGCAGACCTCGTGTTCACGGTGGGGGTGCTGATTCACCTCAGGACCCCGGAACTGATCAAGATGCTCTTGCGGATGCGCCTCTTGGCGAGGGATTACGTGCTTCTCAACGAGTACTACAGCAAGTACGACGTAGAGGTGCCCTACCGGGAGAAGCTGGGAATGCTATGGAAGCGGGACTACGGAGCCATCTACCAAGCGATGTTCTCGTTCGACACACTGGTGGCAAGCGGAGAGAACCCCGAAGGGTTCGACCGCACGACGTGGTGGATGTTCCAGAAATGACGGCGGCCATCATAGCGACGCGGATGGGATCGAAGAGGCTTCCGAACAAGCTCATGCGCGAGATCGCCGGGCGCCCGATGTTAGAGTGGGTGATCTACCGGCTCAGGCGTGCGAAGTCGATCGACCATATCATCCTCTCGGCACCGAACGAGGAGGAGAACGAGCCGATTCGGTTTCTTGCCGACCGGGTGGGGGTGTCGTGCCACATGGTAGACGGCGACCCGAACGATGTCCTTGGCCGGGTGCTGAAGACGATGGACCGCTACGGCGTGGACAACATGGTCAGGATCACGGGCGACTGCGTACTTGTGGACCCGGATATCGTAGATGCGGTAGTGGGGGCTCGGGGTTTCCACGAATTCTCGACAAACGTCATGCACCGGACCTTCGCGAAAGGCATGGATGTTGAATGCGCGACCAGAGAATGTCTGGAAAGGGTAGATAAGCTGTGTCACGACGATAGGCGGGAGCATGTGACGCTGTATATCTACCGTAATGCATACAAGTTCGACGTAAAAGAGGTATTTTATCCGACCAACGAAAGTGAGATAATCATGTGTGTAGACTACCCGGAAGATTTCGAGGTGGCGAAACGAGTTATCGAGTGGAACCCCGATGCTACCTACCCCGAGATTCTCCGGTTCGTGAAGGACATGCATGAATCCGAAGTTGGTAGAATACCTTCTTTCTCAGGGAGCGCCACCGGCAGTCATTGAACGGTTGGTGAACAAGATGCAGTCGCGCTCGGGTGCGGCTGCGTTGTCACGGAAGGATAGGTCGCCGCTACAGGCCCGGCCCATTCAGGGGAGGGCGTTGTAGATGCCGATCTATCCTTTTTTGTGCCCTGAGCATGGGGAAAGGGAGATTTTCGGCGACTACAGCCAATCCTCGGAGGCGAAGTGTCCTGTCTGCCGCAAGGCCATGCAGAGGCGCTATACGGCTGTTAAGCATATCGTGGACTTCACTCCCGGATTTCAACCGGCGTTTGGTCGATGGATTGATACCAAGCGTGAGCTCGCCAATCTTGTAGCGGAAAAAGGATTGCGGCGTGGCTAGGTTTTTTGGGAAGAAAGAGAAGGCCGACGACGCTGAGATCATCCGGCTTTCCAAGCTCACGCACACCGTAGACCGCATCATCAGCGACACCGACGAAGACCGGAAGAAGATGTCCCGGTATTTGAAAGAGTTCAGGGGCGAGTGGTGGGATGAGAAGGAGCTGAAGAGTTCCGACAGTAAGATTTTCGTCAACTACGTGTTTTCCACCGCGATGTCCATTGCTCCTTTGATCACCGATAACCGGCCTACTTGGAGTGTGAACGCCCGTCACCCGTACATGCAGCGGATCGGGGATCTGTACAACGTCTGCCTTGAATACTTGTGGGACAAGCTCGAATGTGACCGTTTCATGTTCAGGTGGGTCTTGTCGGCGCTTGTCATGAAGAAGGGAATCCTCGAAGTAACCTTTGACCCGGACGATGGGGTTGGGGGCGAGATCGCCATTGACATCGTAGACCCCCGAACATTTTTCATCGCTCCCGGATACTCAGACCTGTGGAAAGCGCCGTTCTGTGGGACGCGGGTATCCCGGCCTCTGTCGTGGATTCGCGGTCGCTACCCCGAGAAGGGGGAGCTGGTAAAGGTCGAGTCGAAAGAGGACAAGGATGAGCCGTTCGCCATGGACGAGAAAGAGACATGGCAGCTTCACTCCGACAACGCCACGGTCTACACGGTTTGGATGAAGTCCGACGAGATCGAGGAAGAGGAGTTCGTGGGGGAGGGTGGCGAGAAAGAGAAGAGAGAGAAGGCCAAGTATCCTCACGGGAAGATCCTCGTTTTCACCAAGAGCGTGTTGCTTGAAGAGAAGCCAAGTGTCTATAAGCACTCGCGGCCGCCGTTTGTGGACCTCGATGATTACGTGGACCCGGTAAGCTTCATGGGCATGGGCGAGGCGGACCAGATCGAGCAGTTGAACCGGTCCTACAACCGTGGGATGCAACTTATCGACAAGTTCACCACGCTCTATTGTGACCCGAACTGGCTTGCCGACGACAGCGCGGGGATCGATACGGAGACCATTAAGGCGGCTCTTCCTGGAGGCGGGAACGTGTTCGCCTACAACGGAATGAGTAATGCGGAGCCGATCAAGCGAATGGAAATGGGGGAGCTTCCGCAGACGCTCTTCAGCTTCCTGACCGCGACCCCGAAGATCATCGAAGAGGTTTCAGGGGTTACCGAAATCTCGAAAGGTATGGCGACGAAGACCGAACGTCAGACCGCAGCCGAGATTTCGACGTTGATCGAGTCCTCCTACACACGGACTCGTCAGCGGGTGCGAAACTTCGAGCACTCCCTGAAGCGGCTTGGGTGGTTGTTTATCCAGATCATGCAGCAGTTCTACACCGAGGAGCGGCAGATCTCCTTGAACCGGGATGACTCGGTGGAATACCGGACGGTTTCCAGTTCTCCGGAGTTCTTGGACAACTACATGCAGCCTCGACCTCCTCAGAACCCGGAAGATCCCGAGCAGGCGAAAGAGTACGAGCAGGAGCGGAAGGACTACGAGCAGTTTCAGGAGTTCATCGCGGAGCTTGGACCGATAGACCCGGTGATGGCCGACTTCGACATCGTGATTGAGACCAATTCCACGTTGCCGATGGACAAGCAAGCGCTGGCAAATCTCTTCTTGAGGCTCCTTTCCATGAAGGCGATCGACCCGCAGGCTGTGTTGGAACAGCTTCGGGTGCCGAAATACAAGCAAATCACTAAGCGTATGCAGCAGATGGCGCAGATGCAGATGCAGGCGAAATCCGGTGGAGCTCCGCAACAGAGGCCCGGACAGCAGATGCCTGCCCCGCGTGATGTGCAAGACATGCTGAATGCGCGACCGGAGGGTGTATGAGTGACATGATGAGCGGAATGGGTGGCGGAAGACCTCCGATGCCTTCGGGCGGGGGGATGCCGCCGCGATCCGGCGGAGCGATGCCGGGGAAGATGAGCATGTTCAATCCGACTGACATGGCGGCGAAAGTCACCAACGGGGATGTCAGCGGGAATATGACGGTTGCGGAGTTTTTGCAGCGGAACTTTGGAGTATCGCCCAATGATCCTGTGCAGAAGCTCATTCAGGCAACCAAAGCGCAGGTGCAGAACCGGGACATGGCCGGTAAGTTGGGAGCGAATGCAGGAGCCCCCCAGCCCCAGCAGGCGCCACCCCAGCCGTCCCGTCCGATGCCCGCACCGGCACCAAGACAGGGCGGGGGCAACCTCGATTCCCTGATCAGCAGAATGTCGTAGGAGGATTCTATGTCTGACCAAATGGCAGTCGCAACCGACCAAGCCATGCAGGACTCCGGTATTACGGAGCAACCATCGAACGAAGGCAGCTTCTTCGACGTGGATTTCGGCGACGAGAAATTGTCGTTCAAATCCAAGGATGAACTCTCGAAGTGGGCGAAAGAGTCCGCGATGCGCCAGAAGGACTACACCAAGAAGACGCAGACTATCGCAGCCCAGCGGAGGGAGTTCGAGCAGAGGCAGAAGGAACACCAGTCCAAGGTGGAGAAGGAGCTTGAGGCAATCAAGCAGGCGAAATCCAAGTGGGAGAAGTACGATCAGGCGTTCAAGGCCCGACCGCACATCTACCAACAGATGGAGCGGCTTGTGTCGCAGCCGTCCTCACCGGATGAAGTGTATGAACGCACTCGCGGATATGCCGACGAGCAGATGAAGGCGATCCGTGCGGAGCTTGACTCGCTCAAGGCCGAGAAGGAACGAGAGCGAATGGAGCGGTCCCGGGATGAGGTGTATTCCCGTCTCGGGGAGCGGTATCAGGACTTCGACAAGGACGCGGTGGACCAGATGCTTAATACCCTCGAAGAGGGGAACCTCGAGCCGTTGCTTGAGATGGCTTATCGTGCATCGCGATACGGCACGAACGGCACCGAAGCAAAGGTGATCGAGAAACTACAACGGAAGCAGGGGGCGAAGATATCCGCCGGTGGGGCGGGTCCGCCTCCCCCAAGATCGGGGTCCACCAACCTCAAAGAAGCCCACGAAGAGGCGATGAGGGATGCGGGACTCCTGTAGGAGGACTACATGTCACTTTCCATAGACGAAGCCAACACGATATCGAGTAAGCACTACGACAAGACCATCACGCAGCAGGTGTATGAGAAGTGTCCCTTCTACCTGCGGCTCAAGGAGCGTGGGAACATCTCGACCGATGGCGGCACGCAGATCCAGTACCCGATCCGGCACACCAAACTCGGCAAGGCCGCGTGGGTACAGCCCCGGACGCAGGTGAACTACTCGCAGAAGGAAACGAGGACCGCTGCGGTTCTCGACTGGAAGTATCTGTACGGCAACGCGATGATCTCGTGGGACGAGCGGGTGAAGAACTCCGGCAAGGCTCAGATCATCAACCTCATGCGAGACAAGGCCGAAGAACTCGGCGAGGACATGAAGGACGGGTTCGCCACCGCGATGTGGGACACCAGTTCCGTCACCACTCAGCTCAGCTCACTCGACGACATCATCGACACCGGCGACACTTACGCGGGCATCGCGGTAGCGGATGTCGCGGGCTGGGCGGCCGGTGTGGAAGACACCTCGACCACCGAACTTGCCCTCTACGGGTCGGGTTCGCTCTCGTACAGCATGAACACCTGTACCTTCGGCTCGGACAAGCCCGATCTCATCGTAACCACGAAGGATCTGTGGTCGAAGTTCGAGTCGCTGATCGAACCGCAGAAGCGCTACTACGGCGAGAAGTCGATGACGGCGAAGGCCGGATTCACCACGCTGTACTGGCACGACGCCGAGGTTGTCTCGGACGTGTACGTGGCCTCGGGCTACCTGTACATGATCGATACGGATAAGTTCAAGATCCGGTACAACCCGGAGTGGAACATGAAGGTCGATCCGTGGATGAAGCTTGGGGAATCTTACCCCTACGCGATGGTGAAGAACTGTTCGTGGGTCGGTGAGATCTGTTGCACGATGCGCAAGACGAGCGGCAAGTACACCGCGCTCGACTACACCATCTAAGGAGGATGATATGGCTTACGTAAACACGAGTTCGTCCTTCAGGACTCTCGACAAGTACTACGGGGATGACGGTGCGGCGTTTCTGAACGCGATCGTCGGTTCGGGTATCGACGGCGACACTCCGGTTCGGGTGGCAATCAACGAAAGCGGGTACTTCGCCACGGCTCTCGCGGCTTCGCTCTACGGCTACGTTGGGATATCGGCACAGGGTTCCATCGCCTCCGGGTGTATAGGTTCGATCCAGATCGAAGGGTATCACGAGGGTGTGCAGACCTCGGCGGCTGCAATGACCGGAGTCGCCGGTGGCCCGGTCATATGGGCGGGTACGTCACTCCATGCGACCTCTACCGCGACGGCTCTCGGCCTGAACAGCGGGAACGATGGCCAGGTGGGTATTCTCACCGAAACGGTGAGCGCGTCCACCACGGCGAACATGTTCCTGTTCGGGTACTGGACCACGCCGTCGCTGTAACAACAGGGGGCCTGAAGCCCCCTGATAGGAGAAACACATGGCAGTAACTATTACCTTCGACGCCGGGCTGAACACGAACAAGAAGATCACCTCGTGGTCGGCTCGCGGAAAGAAGATGGCCGCAGGGGCTATCAATTTCTCGGGGTTGACCTATGCCGATGGAGGGATTACGGCGGATTTCGCCGGACTCTCGACTATCGACATGATGTTCATCTCGCCGCAGCGGGGGATCGTCTTCGAGTTCGACTACACCAACAACAAGATCGTCATGCTTGTTCCGGGGACGGCATCGGCAACCGCGACGATTCTTTCCACAGCGGACGGTGTGCGGATGTTGGAGATCGCATCAGACACGGCGCTCAGTACGTTCACATCGGTGCGGTTCTTCGCCGTAGGGAGTTAGCCTATGTTCGGCAATCCCTTCCACTTGCGGGTGAGCATAGCGGATGTAGGTTCCTCGACCCTCGTTGCGGCTGATTCGTTGCTTCGCCATCACGTCACGAAAGGATTGGTGACGATCGCGACGGTGACCGGCGCAGCGGTGGCGGGGATCTATGAGACCTCCGCCGGAGGCAGTACGGCAGCGGTATTTGTCGGGCTGTGGAACGCTTCGGCTCCGGGTACGTTCTCGTTCGATTTCGGCGAGCATGGCATCCCGTGCAGTTCTATCGGCACGCGGCTTGCCCTTGTGCTTGCGACGGCGAGTTCGACAGTGAACCTGAACCTTGTCGGATACAGCAGATAACCATGGGCGGCTTGCTCTGTGAGCCGCCAAAGGAGTCTCCATGCCCGCTTTGACGATGGCACAGCAGATATCGCTCGTGAAGCGGCTTGCGCGTGCCGACTCCGCTTACCTCACTGAGACCTACGACGACGACGTAGCTCGCAGATACGTCATGATGGGCGTGGACGAGTTTGTAAAGAACGCCCACGGCCCGAGTAAAGAGGACTTCATCGACGTTACCCCGACGTTCAACACTCGCACGACGTGGGCTATCAGGCTCACGATTGTCGGGGGAGCCAACGCGCTCACGGCAACCGACATCGCTATCACGGGAACCGCTCGTGACGCGACCACAGGGACCATAGCGGCTGCTGATCTCGAGGACACCATCCAAGCCGCAGGCGCAGCCACGGCCACGGTTACGTGGTCCACTACCGCGTGGATGTTCACCATCGACGCTCTGGATTCGACTTCGATCACCGTTGAAGCCCCTGAGACCATCACCTACGTGGACGCCACCGCCATGCTTTTCGGGAAGACCGGAAGCGAGACAAGCACGACCTGGGAGAGTGATTTCCCGGAGGACTGCACGCTCGTGGCGGATCTGCCTTCGGACTTCTCACAGATCGAGCATGTTGAGTGGGACAAGCACCAACTCTATCAGGCTCCGTTTGATATGTTCATGTCTCCCGAGACCAACAGCACCTGGGTGGACTACTACGCGATCCGGGGCAAGAAGATTTTCCTCTCGCCGGTACCTTCGGAGCGGAAGCTTTTGAAGGTGCGGTATCGGTACTTCCCGGCCACGGTAACGATTACCGGTTCATCGGATACCACCGAGTGTGCGTTGGACGACGAGTTCCACATGGCTCCGGTGTATTACGCAGCCGGGATGATCCTCACCGAGACCTTCGAGCATGACGAAGCTCAGAAGATGAATCAGCGCTTCTATGATCAGGTGCAACGATATCGGCTCAAGGAAGCGAATCAGAATACAAAGCTCTTCCCGCGCAACGTGGAGTTCTTCATCCCCAAAGTGGAGGTGTAGATGGCCGGGAAGAAGAGCATCTTCAACTTCGGGGACTTCCGGGGCGGCTATGCAACCAACATCCCCTCGGAGCTGATGCAAGACAACGAACTCCTGCAAGCCGAGAACTGCTACTGGAACGGCGGTCTTCTGAAGCGGGAGGGAATTCGGGAATATGCTTCTCTCACCGGCAGCGCGAAGGGGTCAATCCGCGTCTACACCAATGAGACGTGGAGGACCGTGGCAGCGGTGCAGACGGCTTCCAACACGGTAGAGTTCCAACACGCAGCCTCGGATACCTTTGCGACCATCACCGGGATCAGCGGAACTTCCTACGCTTTCACCAACGGGAACGTTGAGTTCACGACGCTTGGCGACAAGGTGGTCGGGGTCAACGGGCTGAACAGGCCGGTAGCAATTTTCCCCACCTCCTCGGCGCTCTACGCGATGGATCTTGACCGCTACGATGAGCGCGAGCGGGACGAGGACAACTGGTACGCGGGCCAGTACGACGGGTCCACTCCTTCCTACACCGACGACACCACGGACGCTCAGGATGTAGGGGCGGGGGATTTCTCCATCGCCACCACCACATTTACCAACGGCTTCTACGTAGCGGGTGATTTCACTTTCTCCAAGATGGTGTTTGCCGGTGTGCAGCCGGGTACCGTAGGGAGTGCGGTAGGGACGTATCAGTACTACGACGGTTCCACATGGACCACGATACCCTCGTTCAACGCTTCGGCGGTAAACGCTTCTGGAACCCGGATGGGAACCGGAACCTGTACCCTTGAGTTCGAGCTTCCCATGAGTACCGACGGCACTCTGAAGTGGGAGAAGTACGATCAGAGCGAAGGGAACCTGACCAACCGGTACGTGGTACGGGGAGTGTTTTCGGGACTATCGAGCTCGGTGACCTGTGATTCGATGGAGATGTCGCATACCCATTACCTCACGCAGATCCTTAGCGACAACAAGCCGCAGTGCATTACCACGCACAAGAACCACGTTTTCATGGCGGCAGGGAATCAGGTGCAGATCGGGGTGGCAAACTCCATCAAAGGATGGAGAGCCGACCGGTGGGAGTACTTCTACGAAGGTGGGAACGAGGTTATCGCGCTGAAGACGCTGAATGCCTACCTGGCCGTCATCAAGTCGGGGCAGATCTCCGCCATCGACGGCACGAGCTGGGAGAACTGGTCTACGCGAACGCTGACCAAGGGCGGCTCCGTTGCAAGGCGCGGGGTCGAGGTGATCAAGAACGTCCTGTGGCACATCGACAAAGACGGCTTGTATGCTTTCGACGGGGTGAACCGGGTCAAGGTGTGCTCGCACATCAAGGATGACATCGAGGGTTACACAATGACCGACGCGGCGATCGGGGAGTATCAGAACTACGGGTACGTCTCTTTCCCGACGAACAGCATCGTGCTCTTGTTCGACCCTGATACTTATCGCACCGACGCGGTGGCGAACATCGGCGAGGGCCGGGTGAGCTGTTTCAAGTACACGCCGTTTCTTGCCCGTGACTTCCAGTGGAACCGAAGCTCCGATGACGACGGGTATTTCCTGTACCTCGGGACCGATTACATCGGCAGGGCTGAAGCGGGGATAGCTTACGATCAGCTCACCGCTACGATCGCTATCAACATGCAGATTCAGTCGAAGTACTTCAACATGGGTACGGGGCAGACGGAGAAAATCTACAACCGGGTCAAGCCGAAAATCGGTGACGTATCGGCTACCGCAGGACAGGGG